AGGAAATAAAATGGAAACTGAACAATTAGAAACTTTAATTCAAATTTTTATCTTAAAGAATGACAAGCATCTTATTGCTGAATTAGAACAATTTGATGAAGAACCATCTTGTTATTTAAAGAATGTTTATGAAATTGTTTATCATGAAAGTTACTATAAAAACTCTTCGCCATCTCATAAATTAGGTCCTAATAGTTTACTATTATCTACAGAAACAGATATTGATGATGAACAATATACAATTCGGCGATATGTAGTTTTTGAAAAATATCCTTTATATTCTCGCAGTAATGAATTTTTATTATGTTCAAATGAAATTCTTACTGCATATGAACCACAAGAAGAAATTTTACAATACTACAAAACTTTAGTATAATATAATTCTATATCTCACTAAATTAAATAATGGATTTTTATACAAATGTGCAGCTAGTAGGAAATAGTATTTTGTATTGTGGTTACTCTAATGGTAATCGAATTATACAAAAAGATAAACTATATCCTACTCTTTTTATTAGCAGTGAAAATAAAACTAAATATAAAACTTTAGATGATACTTATGTTAAACCCATAAAATTTGAAACTGTTCAAGAAGCTAGGAAGTTTATATCATCATATGAAAATGTACAAAATTTTGAAGTTTATGGGTATGACAGATTTTTATATCAATATATTTCAGATAGATTTCCTGATGATGAAATTATATATGATAAAAATTATATTAATACTATTATAATTGATATTGAAACTACGTCAGAAAATGGTTTTCCCAATGTTGAAGAAACTATTGAAGAAATTCTTTGTATTACAATAAAAGATTTAAATAAAAAAAATATTATTACCTGGGGTCAAAAAGAATATAAAAATACTTCTAAAGATGTGAATTATATTGAATGTACAAATGAACAAAAACTTCTTTCTTCATTTATAGATTGGTGGGTTCAAAATACACCTGATATTGTTACTGGGTGGAATATAAAACTTTTTGATATTCCATATATTTATAGACGTATTAAAAAAGTTCTTGGCAATAAATTTGCCAATTCTTTATCTCCATGGAATAAAGTTGATTATAATGAGATTATTATATATGGTAATAAAAATATTCATTATAATATTTTTGGAGTAAGTATTCTTGATTATATTGACTTATATAGAAAATATACTTATACAAATCAAGAAAGTTATAGTCTCGATCATATTGGTTCAGTTGAATTAAATATTTCTAAGTTAAATCATAGTGAATTTGACACTTTTAGAGACTTTTATACACAGAACTGGCAAAAATTTGTTGAATATAATATTCATGATGTAGAAATTGTTTTTCTTTTAGAAGAAAAGATGAAACTTATTGAACTTATTATGACTCTTGCATATGACGCAAAAGTAAACTATGAGGATGTATATTCACAGGTAAAGACTTGGGATAATATTATTTTTAATTTCTTAAAGAAGAATAATATTGTTGTTCCTCCAAATAAAAAACATCAGAAAGATTCTCAATATGCTGGTGCATATGTAAAAGAACCTATTCCAGGAAAATATGATTGGATTGTATCGTTTGATTTAACATCACTATATCCTTCTCTTATTATGCAATTTAATATTTCTCCTGAAACTCTTTGTGATAAAAAATATTCTGGTATATCTATTGATAGAATATTAAATAAAGATATTAATATTGAAAATATTGATGGAAAATGTATAGCTGCTAATGGATGTATTTTCGATACATCCAAAAAAGGAATATTTCCTAGACTTGTAGAAAAAATTTTCAATGATCGACAATATTTCAAGAAAGAAATGTTGAAAGAAAAATCTAAATTAGAAGAAATTGAAAATAAATTGAAAGAAAATAATGCAGATTCGACAGAAGAATTAAATAATATTCTTCAAATTTGTATTAAAAATATTTCAAAATATACAAACAATCAAATGGCAAGAAAAATACAATTGAATAGTTTGTATGGAGCAATTGGAAATGTTTATTTTCGTTATTATAAACTTGAAAATGCTGAAGCAATTACTCTTTCTGGACAAGTTGCTATTCGTTGGATTGAAAATAAAATGAATCTTTATTTAAATAAAATTCTTAAAACAAATAATATAGATTATGTTATTGCTTCTGACACAGATTCTATTTTTCTTAATCTGAGTTCACTTATAGATTGTATTTATAATAAAAAAAATAAAATTACACAAAATGTTATTTCATTTATTGATAAAATATGTAAAACACAATTTGAACCTTACATTGAAGAATGTTATCAAGAACTATCAGATTATTTAAATTCATATTCTCAAATGATGAAAATGAAGAGAGAATGTATTGCTGATAGAGGAATATGGACTGCTAAAAAAAGATATATTCTCAATGTATGGGATAAAGAAGGTGTCAGATATTCAAGTCCAAAAATGAAAATTATGGGTTTGGAAACTGCTCGTTCTTCTACACCAGCTTACTTTAGAGATAAATTAGAAAATGCTTTTAAAATAATTTTAAATGAAGACAATGATAAACTTATTGAATTTATAGAAGATGTAAAAAAAGAAACTCAAAACCAATCTATAAATGATATTTCATTTCCTAGAGGTGTGAATAATTTAGATAAATATACTGATTCAAGTATTATGTATAATAAAGGAACTCCTATTCATGTGAGGGGAGCAATTCTTTATAATTATTATTTAAAAAAATTAAAAATAACTAATAAATATCCATTTATTTTAGAAGGAGAAAAAATTAAATTTGTATATTTAAAAACACCAAATCCAATTGGAGAAAATATAATTGCATATTTTCAGGAATTACCTAAAGAATTTAATCTAAATTCTTATGTAGACTATAATATGCAATTTGAAAAATCTTTTCTTGAACCTCTCAAATCTGTATTAAATTGTATAGACTGGGTTGTCGAGAAACGAGGTAATTTAGAAAGTTTTTTTATTTAGGATATAAAAATGGATTTTTTAAAAACTGTTGTTTCAGAAATTGGAAATGAATATGCTAGTTTTGTTTCTGATGGTGTTTCTACTGGCGATTGCGAAACTTTCATTGATAGTGGGAGTTATATCTTCAATGCTTTATTATCAGGATCAATTTATGGAGGAATTCCATCAAATAAAATAACTGCTATTGCAGGTGAATCATCTACTGGTAAAACTTTTTTTTGTCTCAGTATAGTTAAACATTTTCTTAGAAATAATCCTGATGCAGGAGTTATCTATTTTGAAAGTGAATCAGCAATCACTCGTAAAATGATTGAAGAAAGAGGAATTGATTCTTCAAGAATGATTATTGTTCCTGTGGTTACAGTTCAAGAATTTAGAACTCAATCTATTAAAATTCTTGATAAATATATAGATCAAAGAAAGTCTGAACGTAAACCTTTATTATTTGTATTAGATTCACTCGGAAATCTTTCCACTACAAAAGAAATTGAAGATTCTTCTGAGGGTAAAGAAACTAAGGATATGAGTAGAGCGCAAATTACCAAATCTTTGTTTAGAATTTTGACACTGAAGTTGGCAAAAGCTAATATTCCTATGCTTGTTACTAATCATACATATGATGTTATCTCTGGCAATTCTTATGTTCCAATGAAAGATATGGGTGGAGGTTCTGGTCTTAAATATACAGCATCGACAATTATATATTTATCTAAAACAAAGGAAAAAGATGGTAATGAAATAGTTGGAAATATTATTAAGTGTCGTGCTCAAAAATCTCGTTTTACAAAAGAAAATTCTATAGTAGAAACTCGACTTTTTTATGATAAGGGTCTTGATCCATATTATGGTCTTTTAGAATTGGGTGAAAAATATAATATTTTTACTAAAAGTGGTGGAAGATATGAAATTGATGGAAACAGATATTATGCAAAAAATATTTTATCAGATCCAAAAAAATATTTTACTTCTGAAATAATGGAACAATTAGATTGGGCTGCAAGTCAAGAATTTAAATATGGTGTTATTTCAACAGAAGAAAATGATAGTATAATCAAATGATTTTATCACAGTATGTGAAAATTTATATTAGTTAATTTTCACATACTGTGATAAAATATATATGTAAATGATACTAAGTATCTTTGGATAAAATTTGCATTATGTCAATTACAAAATTAGAAAAAAAAATATTAACAAATTTAATTTTTAATAGTGATTATATGAGAAAAGTTTATCCCTTTCTCAAAGAAGAATATTTTCTTAATACAAATGAAAAAATTATTTTTCAAGAAATATCTAAGTTCATTAATAAATATAATAACATTCCCACTAAATCTATTCTTTCTATTGAAGTAGAGAACAGAAATGATATTACAGAACAAAATTTTAAAGATATTATTTCCATTGTAAATGAACTTGAATATATTGATGTAAATAATGATTGGTTAATTGATGCAACTGAAAAATGGTGTAAAGAAAAAGCAGTATATATTGCATTAATGGAAAGTATTAGAATTGTTGATGGTAAAGATAAAAATCGTAAAGAAGATTCAATTCCTACTATTCTTTCTAATGCATTAAGTGTATCTTTTAATGATAATATTGGTCATGATTATATAGATGATGCTGATGATAGATATGAATTTTATCATAAAAAAGAAGAAAAAATTCCTTTTGGTTTAAATCTTTTTGATAAAATTACTAAAGGTGGTTTGTCAAATAAAACATTAAATATTGCTCTTGCTGGTACTGGTGTTGGAAAAAGTTTGTTTATGTGTCACTATGCAAGTTCATCAATTCTTAGCGGTAAAAATGTTTTATACATTACTCTTGAAATGTCTGAAGAACGCATTGCCGAACGTATTGATGCAAATTTATTGAATATAGATATTCAAAAGTTATCTGATATTCCAAAACCAATTTATACAAATCGTATTCAAAACATTTCTAATAAATCTATTGGCAAATTAATTATAAAAGAATATCCTACTGCATCTGCTCATGTAGGACATTTTAAGTCATTATTAAATGAACTTGAACTTAAAAAATCTTTTATTCCTGATATTATTTTTATTGATTATCTAAATATATGTGCAAGTTCTAGATATAGAGAAAATATTGTGAATTCTTATACTTATGTTAAAGCTATTGCTGAAGAACTCAGAGGACTTGCTGTAGAAAAAAATGTTCCTGTTTTTTCTGCTACACAAACTACACGTTCAGGATTTAGTTCTTCTGATGTAGAAATTACAGATACTTCAGAATGTATATTTGTCGATGAAACTATTGAAATGAGGGACGGTGGTGTTAAAAAAATTTCTGAAATTTCTGTTGGAGATCAAATTAAATCGCAGGATAGTTATAAAACTGTAATGATGATCCATCACAAGAAAGAAAAGGAATGTATTAAAGTTATTACTAAAACTGGAAAAACAATTATTGTAAGTAAGGAACATATTTTTCCAACCAATAATGGTAGAAAATCATTTAATTCTGGTTTATCTGTTGGGGATTATCTTAATACAAACATGTAGATATAAAGTCTATTGTTTTTGGTATATAAATAGTAACCAGATACAATAGACTTAATATATGATATGAAAAAATACAACAGTTATGATAATAAATTAGACTGGTTAAAACAGAATAAAAAATTCTCACATTATTTTAACTATGATTTTTTTAATAAAAATACTGGATATATTAAAGAATATTTAGATTCTATAGACAAATTGCCAAATAGTTCCCAATTAAGAACTATCGGTTTATTATGTGATCTATCTCTTTTATATAAGAATGAGATAGAACAAAAATATAATGAATATAAGTCTGAAAAAAGTGTAAAGAAAAAAATAGAAATTAGATATGGTAATGATCAACTTAACCTATATGAAAATAAACTAAAAAATAGATCTAAACCAGTGGTAAAGAGTAATTTAACGGTTAAATATTGGTTAGATAGAGGATATACAGAAATACAGGCAAAAGAAAAAATATCAAAAATACAATCAAATAATTCTAAAAAACGACACAAAAAAACATTTAATTATAAAATACAAAATCCAATTTGTGTTGAGTATTGGAAAAATCTTGGTTTTGATGACATGGTTGAAATTGAAAATTTAAGAAAACCTTATTTAGATAAATGCTCCAATACTTTGAGTAGATATATTGAAAAATATGGTGAAAAAGACGGTAAAAAAATATTTTATGATGGAGTTAATAAAAGAATAAAAACTATGATTGAAAGGTATGGAACTAAAACAGTTACTACATATGTTTCTAAAGAATCATTAAAATTTTTAATAAAAATATATAAAGTAATGAGAAAAAATGGAATAAAAAAGAATGATATAGTTTGGGGAATTTCTGGAAATAAAGAATTTGTTTTAACTGATACTAAACTTGGGCAAAGTTATTTTTATGATTTTGTAATTAAGAGTAAAAAAATAATTATAGAATACAATAATCTGTTTTGGCATCCGAGAAATAAAGAAGAGTGGAGAGGTATTGGTGATTACAATAAAGTATTAGAGTATCAAAAGTCAAAAGAAAACCTTGCCATTTCTCGTGGATATGTGGTATATTATGTTTGGAATGATGATGACTTTCAGGAAAAAGTGAATTATTTAAGTGGAGTAGTGTTGTATGAATGAACTTGAGGAAAAATGTTTATACCAGGCAGATAAATTAATTCGATCTGGTTTTAGTAATTTAGATTTATTTGAATTGTCTGATTTACTAATTAAGTTAGAAACTGAAAAAAACGAAAAAAATATTTTATCTGATAAAAATATTGATTATAACGATGAAATTGTAATGATAGAAGAATGTGGAATTAAAGAAACTATGGATATAAGTGTTTCTGGAGATAATTTATTTTATTGTAACGGAGTTCTAACAAAAAATAGTTTTGGTCTTCCTGCTACTGCTGATTTTATGTTTGCTCTTATTAGTTCAGAACAACTTGAAAGTCTTAATCAAATTCTTGTAAAACAACTTAAAAATAGATATAATGATTTAACTGTAAATAAAAAGTTTGTTGTGGGTGTTGACAGATCAAAGATGAGGTTGTATGATGTAGAAGATAATGCTCAAAGTAATATTGTTGATTCTGGTCAAGAATATGAAGAGTATAATCCAAAACAAAAGTCTAAAAAAAGTTTTGAAGGTTTTATAGTTTAGGAAATAATATGACTATTAATGCTGATTTTGATCGTTATGTAGAATTTGTGAGTATTGTAACTAGTGATTATACTAAAAATACTGAAATATATATTGATAGGATTAATGAATTAAAGTCAATTGGTGTTGATGTATCTCGTCTTACTACTGCTGCAATTGGAATGTCTTCTGAAACAGGAGAATTTGCTGAGATTGTTAAAAAGATTCTTTTTCAAGGAAAACCTTGGAATGAAGAAAATCGAGAACATCTTATTATAGAATTAGGTGATGTAATGTGGTATATGGCACAAGCATGTATCGCTCTTGGCGTTCGTTTTGATGATATTGCAATTAGAAATAGTGTAAAACTTGCTGCTAGGTATCCAGAAGGTGAATTTAGAATAACACGTTCTGAAAATCGTGCAGAAGATGATGTATAATTTTTCATTTTAATTATTTTAAAATTAAATAAATGAAAAATTTATAATATTTTTTAAATTATAATTTACTATAATAAATAACTCCTTTTTATAAATAGTTATAAAAAGGAGTTATTTATGGCTAACGATGTAAAGGACTTTAATAATAATATTAAAGATTGGGAAGAATATAATAATGTTAGAGCTAACACTGATAAAAAAACTAACAATTTTGCAACTTATCTTATTAACCCAAATAAAGTAACAATATTCAATGCTATTGAAACATCAATTGATAAAACTAAATTATTTAGTCTTTGTGGTAATACCAAAATTAAAATGTCTAATACTACATATTTTAATTATGCTGGAGTAAGTTCAGGGAGTGAAATATCAATAAATATAAAACTTGATAATAATAGGGAGATAGATAGAGTAACAAAAAGTGGTGTTGTATTTGGAATTAAAAATAAAGATTTTAATCTATTAACATTTAATGCAGATCATAAGAGAAACCTTGCAAATGATTCTAATTCCACCACATATAATAAAAATTTTGAAGACATAACAACAGATGAGTTACTTAAATATGTTTGTGATAAATTTAGTATGAATGACTTACTAGTTTCAATGAGGGGTAAAAAAGTTATTAGTCATTTAATATATGCTGTACATTTAAATAAACTAAATTTTAATCCCAATAATATGGGTTTAACAGGCAAACAATTAACTGCAAAACAATTGAGAGATGAAGTAATAAAATTTTTAATCTCAGTGGATATGGAAGATATTTCTTCCAATTTTAATGATTTATTTAATCAAATTGAAAATACTAATAAAACTATTTATGAGTTAGAACTTGATTATATATCAAAAATAAATAGTGAATTATTTGAAATTTTTTCTGCATATGATTTATTATATAAAAAAGATTTTAATAATCAAAATTATAAAGTTTATTTTCCTAAATCGCAAATTACATCTCTTTATGATTATGAACTGATTCATCCTTCAAACACAAATGACTCAATACTTGTTTCAGTAAAAAATAATATATCTGTTAATAAAAATATAATAAACAATATTCAAAATAATGCAAATAAACAACATAATACTGGTAACGTAACAAATTCATTTACTATTAATAAAACAAAAGGAAATACACTTAAACCATCTGTTGTCTTTGAAAACAAAACAGATATAAATATATGGCGGATTTGGACAAGATTAACAAGATTAAATAAAAATCATCCTGTATATACTTCAGATATTAATAATCAAAGAGTATATAGAATTTTTACACCTGCTGTTGTGAGCAAATCATCTTTATATACTATAGATGCAATAAAAAATCTTGGGTTATCAAATGGCGAAACTGGTAAAGTGTATATAACAAATTATTTTGAAAGGATTAAAAGACCAAGTAAATTACAAAACGATAAATTTGAGAAATTAAAAAATTCTTGTATAGGTGAATTTATCAAAATGGTAAATAATTTATCATATAAGCCACCTAATGGTGATATAGTTAATATTCTTACATATAACGCTAATGGAAGTCAAAATACTAATATAACAGAAACACATATACAAATTATATGTGAAAAAATATTAGAATATAATTCAAGAAAAAAAGGAAATTTAAAAGCAGAAAACAAAAATGATAACACTAATTTTGTAGATGTTGCTAGTTATTTAGTAAATCGTAACAAAAAAAAAGTAATATTTTCTACAGCAAAATATAAAAAAAAAATCAACGACACACATTTAGAAATATATTTTCAACATGTTATGGCAGATAGTACAATCACTTTTAAAAATACATGGATACCATTAAGATCTCAAGGATCTCAATCTGGATCACTTTTGGGTATGGATTTAGATTTCAGTGAAAATCTTAAAGTAAAAAAAGTAAACTAACAAAGAGGAAACACACAACTATGAATTTACTAGACATTTCTACTAAATATTTATCTATAGAACCAGATAAATTATTACGAGTAAATAAATTGTATGAATGGGTTTTAGTTCAATTTGAAGATTCAGATGATGGAATTTCATATTTTAAAGAAAATCTTTCTGGTAAAGAACTTGAATATGCTTTAGAACTTCATGAAGCTCAAAGTACATATATGGGAATTCCTGTATATTATTCTAATGGAAATTTTAGTGCTCCAAGACTCGGAATTTATTCAATAAAAAGTAAACCAATTTTAAAAAGTAAAATTAGAGAAGTGATTTCTAAATCTAATTTAAGAATACAAAAAAGTAATCAAATAAGAAAATCTTTAAAGCCAAAAAAAATAAAAGAAAATCTAGAAAATACTGATTTAAAAATAGAAGAAAAAGATAAAAATGATCCTTGTTGGAAAGGATTCACACAAGTTGGTATGAAAAAGAAAGGTAATAAAGAAGTGCCTAATTGTGTTCCTTCTAAAAATGTTTCAAAATCAAAAAATTATAAAGAAGAAATAGAATTCAAGGAAGCTCAATTTATTCTTAAAAATGTTTTAGAATGTAATCAAATTGAATTAAAAAAACAATCTAATAATAAAAAAAAATTTGAAGATATTCAAATAGATGAGAATCTAGAATTATTTGTTAGATATTGTTTTTTTGCAGAAATTGTAGAAAATATTGAAGAAATGAATGAACTTCTTTCTACAATTAGTGAAGAAGACTATAATTATATTGTGAATGAAGTTGTTAAAAAACCTGCTAGCACACAATCTGCTGGCACACAATCTGCTGGCACACAATCTGCTGGCACACAATCTGCTGGCACACAATCTGCTGGCACACAATCTGCTGGCACACAATCTGC